CCCTGCCGGGTCAAGTCAATCCGTTGCTGACCTTGGTCAATATCCGCCTGTTGCCCGCGACGCTGTGTCACGAACTGTAAAATTTGCATCGCTAGCGCGATTGGATCAATTTGCTGTTTCATAAGAGTTTTAAAAATTAACCATTCACAAGACTGCCATATTGGCCCAATCTTTGCATCATTTGATCTCGAGTTTCGTCTCTACGACGAACACCACCGGCACGACGTGCTGAACCCATTGTTGAAGAGCTCTGGCCAAAAGGAGTTTGTTGCAGCTTTTGGAATGCAGATTGACCTTGTTGAACTTGTTGATAATTTGACAAGCCTTGATTAGGCTGATTACCAAAAATCATATCGTTTTCTTGATTCTGCTCAAAACCTTGTTGTTGAGGTGAACCAGGAAAGATCATACTCATATCGTTAGAATCTTCTTGATTGTTTTGACCATAAAGCCTTTGCTGCATTTGGTCTCTATTTTCATCACGTCGCCTAACACCTCCAACTACTTGACGTTTTTTAACTGGATCAGCAATTCCTTGTTGTAATCTCTGATAGGCAGATAAACCCTGTTGAGATTGTTGATAGTTTGAAAGCCCTTGTTGAGACTGTTGATAATTAGATAAGCTCATTATAGATCAGAAATAAAAAGGTCTCCTTCAGTTGAATCTTTCTCCGCTTGAACAAGCTTATTTAAAGCTTCATTGGCTTCTTTAGTCGGCGGAGGTAAGTTCCCCTCAGACCCGCCGACAAACTGCATCGGCAAACGGTTAGCTTCAACAAGAGTCTGCCAGATAAGAAATTCTTCCGCATTCTCTGTCCACCAGTCAGTAGTCGTTCCAGCTGTCCAAGCAGGCCAATGGTAAAAGGCATCCACCACAATAACTTTTGTCGTAGTGCTCTGCGGATAATAGTAAAAATTATTCCCTTCTGTGACAATGTAATTCTGCCCAAGAAGTGGATCACGTGCTAGCGGGGATTCTTGATCACTAAGATACCTTTCTGTGCTCCACAGCGGAGCCTCCAGATAGTCCTCTCGTGCATAGAGCTTAGCCACCTGCTCCTGAGTCAACTGCCTAAGCACACGGTCAACACCGCCATAAGCTCCAGCAGCCGAGCCGCCAGAAACTCGTTCATACCAAGTCTTTATCTTTCTTGCGGTCCCCGAGCCAGAGAACCACGTTGGGCTCTGCCAATCCGTAGCCCCGTTTGTAACAGAGAAATATCCCCGCTTGCGACAGACAGAAAAATCATAAAACCGCTCTGCGGTCTTCCTCGCGTTGTTTAACGCTAAAAGCAACAGATCGATTTCCGTAGCGCCAGAACCTTTCACAAAATCCGTTGTGGGCTTGTGCAGGTAACCAGCGACGACTTCTTTAATTTGTCCAACTGTAGGCATAGCGGGGATATTTCAAGTTAACGTTAGGCGTGACCTTTCACACCAAGAGCGCCAAATGCACCGTGCTTGACCTTCGAGCGGTCATAATTCGGTGTGCCAGTGGTCCGCTTAGCACTCTCACGAGCACCTGGTTCCAGCATAGCAGTTTGACTAACATCTTTGGCAGAACCAGTCTTGCCGTCATAGGATTGAGTAGGAAGTTTCATTTCAGTCTTTGAATTAAAAGTGCCCGTGATTGAAGGCTCACGGGCCGAAGCCTCAAGCATTAATAACCCCAAACCAGCACTCGGAATGTTCCAGTAACGTCCGCAGGGTCGTCACGATTTGCATCCGTTGCTTGCGCGGGATTGTAGAAAAACAGCTTAGAGCCATCATAACTCGGACACGTTGGATATGCCAAAGCATCATCAGACTTCTGAGCCATTGTCGAACCAAGGATCACTCCCAGCCCGATTGTTGACGCATCCACTGTGTTGGAGGCACCGCCCTGAGAGCTAAGCACAAGTGTCAGTTGCTTGTGTTTAACATTCATCGGGGTAGCAACCGTAGTCCAACCTCTTGTGACCGTCACATTATCAGATGTAAGAGCAGCCATAAGAGTTAAGCGGTTACGCCAGTGATACCTTCAAGATACATGTGATTTTCTGGAGCTTTCACAACCAGACCACCTTCACCAAGGAACTCATCCTTACGGCCGTCTTCATCGTTGTTTTGACGATTCTTCAACAGCGTAACTTCCGAATCCTGCAGGTCATTCCAGCCAAGGCAACCGACATCCAGAATAAACCCGCTCGTGCGCAAAGCAGAGCGCTGGAACAACGGATGAGACTTCAGATACAGCGTTCCCCACGGGCTTTCCCACATGTTGATCGTCATACCATAAGACTCTTCCTTGGTCTTAAGCGTAGTCGTTTTGATCGACTTCATCTCAAAGTAGCTCTGGAACACCGAGTAAAGCGTAGAGCCGCAAACCAGCAGCTTTTCAAAGCTCGAATCCGCGGTGTCTTCGAAGCAACGACGCACCAGCATTTCCAGTTGAGCCATCGTCACTGTGCCGTTCACCGCGATCACGCGTTTCTGCTCCTCAGTTGCCCAAGAAGAACTCGTAATAGCTGAACCGCCCGGACGATAACCAAAGGAACCACCAGAGGCTTTCTCATATTCCTTAAGGAACCAAAGCACACCACCCATAAAGCGCTGTGGCACAGACTTACCATTCTGATTTGTCACCGTGCGAACCGCGCGCTCACCAAAGAACGTGCTCATTTCCATAGCCTCAGTAAGACGCAAGGACGCCTGCTTAACAGCACTAGTGTAAACACCAGTCTTGTCAAACCGCTGGCCAGCCTTAAGAGCATTACGAGAAAACGGTCCAACTGGTTCACGGAAGATCTGCGTATAGTTCTCGACTTCAATCGGGAACTCATAGCCACCTTCACGCGAGCGGTCACCTTCAGCAGCAGCTTTACCAATGACCATCACCGAGATCGAATTAGCATCTGTGTCATTCGACACCGAGGCCACCGTCTCATTAGACGTCACCAGAATATAATCACTCGTGGTGTCAATTGCCGTAACCGAACCCTTAAGGTCCAGATAAGCACTTGCAGCCGCATTAGGCACCCGCTTGATCCAAACCACGTCATCGACGCGGAACTTGCTAGCATCCGCCACAAACACGCCATAAGTCGTGCCAGCGGTGAAAGTAAATCCAGCAGCGGCTTGCGAGGCGGTCACAGCGCTATTGGTAAACGGTCCTGCCCCACCCGCTCCAAGAGAACCAGAAGTGGCAGTAGTAGATTCTGCATGAGCGTGACGCTGTTCAAACCAAGAGAATTTGGGTTTGTCAGTTTCTTCACTGTCCATGAGCGAAAGCAGGTAAGTCAAGATAGCCTTGCCCTGCGGGTATTTCCAAAAGATGGAACGAATGGCTTTTTCAGAGTATGTAGACTCCAAGTCAGCCGAAGACATTAATCCGAGCATTGTAGTGTGTTCTGTTTGTTGTTAACTAAGGTGGTCAAGGAATGAAGCTGCACCAGTTTTGCCTTGCGGGAAGCCACCACCTCCGGAGCCTCCACGACGCATACCAAAACTGCCCGCTTGTCGTTGCTGGTTCTGAACCGATTTCAAGCGGAAATTCGGATCAATCTGGCGGATCATTTGCTCTGCAACGAAAGCAACTTGTTTTTGTGCCGCGCTTTTGTTTGTGGTTCCATCAGGGTTAGTGGGCGGAACGTAGCCAGAAGCAGCCAACTGCTCCACGGCCTGCCGAACAACCCGTTGTTTTCCTTGCAACGCTGGAAAGCGGGTTTCGACATGTTTGACAAAATTCTTCGTCTGCTGCTCACGAACAAACGCTCTTTGAGCCTCAACTTGCTGTTGAAGCGGGGAAAGGGCATCCTGGAACAAAAGCTGTGAAGACGTCGTAGCGAACTTAGCCGCACCGTCAATCATCTCTTGAAATTTTACCACAAGGGCATCAGGATCTGCCTCAGGGTCACGAAGGAGTTTTACAAACTCTTTGTTGACCTTATAGCGATTCAGCCTAGCATCAATCTCATCAGGAGAAAGCTGCTGTTGCTGACGCTGCGGTGCATTAGCCATTGCGGCTCGCATGGCAAGGTCAACAATCTGCTGTTGTGTAAGATCCCCCGCAGGCGGTGTAGGTGAAGCGTCGTCATCATCTTGGATGTCATCATCTCCATCTTCGAGCTCAGGCTCGTTTTCATTAAGCGGAAGATCATCTTCAATGTCTTCCAAGTCATCATTATCGTTTGGCATTGTGTTCGTTTAGTTTGTGGTTGAGATCAGCTTCCGTTGAGGAAACTAGATCGAGAAATTTCTTAGTCTCTGCCAGGGCTCCGATCATACGTTCACGGATGGCAAATTGAGCAAAGTCTTTAGGGGCGTCTTGAAGAATAGTTGCTAGTCCTTTTTCATACGCAACTTGGTTCTCAAGAATAAACCCGTTAAAGACCTCATTTTGTTTAAGCTGCTCCAGGGATAGGAGGAGTTGGTTGAGTTCCTGGCGGGATAGGCGGCTGGGTTCCGGGTGGTCCATTTGGCGGGATAGGTGGTTGAGGTGGGAGTTCAAAGCGATCAAGATTCTTCACCCCACGAAGAGCTTGAATTTCCTTAATCATAGCGACAAGGTCAAGATTTGTAGCCGCAAGCACCTCCGGGTTAGAGGCAAGAATGCCTACAAGCTCTTGCAACGATTGAGCAATATAATTTTTCTCACTCGAAAGAGTGCCGTCATAGGAGAAATAATCTTCATTACCCAACAATGTGGTTGGATCTTCCGCATGAAAGTAACCCCAATACTCCTGCGCATTCTCTCCAACCACCCGCTCAAATGTTTCAAACATCAAATCTTGGCGGGTGTTCAAAAGCATTTTCCTCCCCTGAGGAGCAAGACCGTCGATCCACACAGTGGCAGCAATCAACTTCATTCTTGAAGCCGCTCCAGCATTCGCCGCACGGTTCTCCGTAGCAGACCTCCGGCCAGAAGCAACCTGGCCCATTGAGTTCTCATTGACGCCAGACACAATTTGCATCATCCGCATCAATGTTTCTGCGTCTTGCATGTGTGTAACCGTTGGATCGACGGTCTTAAGTTGCTGGATAAATGCAGTAACCCCTTGGTTATAGGGTGCATTTTTCTTCAACCTAATATACTTTGCCCCAGCCGTAAGGTCAGAAACTTCAATGAATGAAGGATCAACCACATAACGACCTTCCACATTCTGCCTCACTGCTGCCACACGGGCATTGAGCAACCACGTAACAACTTCCTGAAGCGGATCAATCAACATCGAGAGCGAATCACACAACTCCGTATGCTGGTCTGGTGACATCGTAAGGATGTCATAAGTAAACTCATTGTGAGGCGCATTCAACGGGCGAGCAGAAATAATCCGCTGGTCATTAGCAACGCCAAAGACCCAAATCTCTTCCTCTTCACTCTCAGAAAGCTCATAATCCTTCGGAGTGATTTTCGCTTGCACCGTAAGGATGCAAACCATATAATCATCCGTCTTTGCACCCTTCCGCTGCATCTGCGGATCAATATCCTTCAACCGCGTGCCATTTTGCCGTGTGCGCCAAGCTTTAGCATCAAATGGAGTGATGTGCTCCGTACCAAAGACTTCTCCATTCTTCTCCATCGCACGGAGCTCTTGAAAGTGAAACTGTGTCTCATCCGCGGCAAACCGTCCGCGTTTCCATCTTGAAAGCGGTTGGCGGGTATCATAAAGGAAATAATACGGTGAAATAACTTCCACCTCATTCCCATCATAAATCACCACCTCGTCCACTGTCTCTGCCGGTTGTTCCATCGGTAGCATCATCCCAGCCATCAAGTCAAACGGAAGTTCAATGGATTCAGTTTTACGCTTGACCTCTTTGCTCTCAAACCGCCAGCTGGTCTTCATCACTCCAATATTAAACCGCGCCATATCCAACAGCGCCTGAACCAGCTTTGAGTGATAATTGGTATTCCTAACTTCCCGATCAATTACAGCTTGGCAAGCGGTAAGGGCTTCGCCATAGTCTTCCGGGCCAGTGGGAATGAGTTCAAAGATGGATTCCTTTTGAGTGTAGGCAAGGAAGAGAAAAGTGACAAGGGTGTTGACCTGAGCGTAAGACAAGGGAACGGTCATCTTTTCTGGTTCGCGTTTGTTGCGAGCCCGGATGTCGTTGGCGTCAGGCGTGCGGACTGAGCGATAAGTGTCAAGTGCCTTGTCCCACGAGTCATAGTGGGACGCCATCACACCACGAGAGCGGTTCACATTCTTCACAAGAAACGTGCAGAGCTCATCCAGCTTTTCGTCTGGAATTTCAGCCTTCAGGCGGGATGTGAGGTCTTTGGGTTTCATGCAACAAGTTTAGTCAGTGAACTCGATCCAAGCGGGCTAAGGTCAAGCACGTTGTCTTGATACGCCAGAGCCTCTTGCTTCAGTTCTTCGCGCTTGAAATCAACCCAATCAAGGCCAACAACGCAGGCGCGGTAGAAACATTCCATCATGTGGTCGTCTTTGTCAACTGGTTTTTCTTTTCCCTTATCCCAACAGTAGGTGTAAAATTCTCGCAGCGTTCGAGAGCAAGCAGAGTTGAAAAACAAGTTCCCCGGCTTGGCAAGTTCCTGCTTTGCTTTCTGAATCCCCGTGGACAGTTCCTTCGGAGCTGGAAGAACATTCAACCCCCGCGAGATGAAAATATCCGCATAACACTGCCCGTTGATTGGATTTGGAATAAACCCGAGCGGGTCCATGATGATCTGCCAAGGCGTGCGGCCCTTAAGCACCGCATGAATCTGCGTGCAAAGATCTTCGATATAGCACGGAGAAAACAACTCCTGATACATAAACGACTGCCCAGTTGGTGCCGTTGCCCAAAACTGCACCGCGTGCGGCGTACGCGGGTGTGGGTCAATGAACACCCTCACCGTGTAATTGTCCGGCGGTTCATCAAAATCTTTCCATCCCAGCGGAAGCTTTGTGTAAACATGTTTCTCTTGGTCAAACTCCGGATAAACCAACCCCTGTGAGTTCTTTGGCAAACCATAAATTCGACTAGCCCGCTCGGATTCAGAAAGAGTCTTCGCATAAAGATCCACCTCAGCCTTATCCAGCGTCGGGTTGTCATAACTACTTCCCGTCATAATCCAGCACTCCGGTTTCTGCTCCCAGGAGAATCCACTATCAAACGAGCTCTTCATCATCTTCACGGGCAAAAAGAACTCATTAATCCACTGCTCAGAAATTGGAGTGCAAGTAAACCAAGAACTTCCTTTTGTGTCCATCAACCCGCGGGAGTAGGCCTTCCACATCGCTTCTGGAATCGGCTCATCCACATGAATCCAATCCCACTGAGAACTTTCCCCGCCCAACGGATTCGCCATAAAGCTCCTAACCGTGTCCAGTTCAATCGTGGAAATCGTTCCCCAAATATTCTTCACCTTAATAATCGACACCTCCCCCGCTTGGTTCTTAATACAAGCCTCTACGCGATCTTTCGGCAACATCGCCATAAGCTTTCCTGTTTCAGGGCTAGTGAAAATCTCTCGCGCTTTGTCCCAATCCGCCACAAGGATTACACCTTTTGTTGCGCGCCTTGGTATTCCAAGATGACGGACAGGATCATCTTTAGGGAGCCAGAGACGGGCACCGAGGGCAAAGGAACAATCCTCCGCAGAGCCGCAAGTGGATTTACCAAAGCGGTTTCCAGTGCGGAGGTAACGGTGCTTATGTCCAGCGGCGGCGTGAAAAAGGGCTTGTTTGGCAGATGGGCAGTAAGCGACAACACCGTATGCTTCACGGAGTTGCTTGAGCCGGCGGAGCTTGTCAAGGCGTTCTTGGATGGTTGGATCTACAGGAGTCATGTTACAGAGGAGAGAACAATTTGATAACCTGGCTTAGCTGGAATGAAGGAGAGCAAGCCGGTAGAGCTAATAACTGGATGAAAGCCCCAAGGTTCGCCATTATGGCGCTTTAAGGGTGTCGCAGCAATTTCATCACTTTTTATTCCGTAAGTTGGAGTTGCACTTCCAGTACCTATAATTGCGGTAAAGGCTGTAATTTCTGCCGAAGCGGTTATGGACGCACCATAGTTTCCAGAGCCTTGGCCGGTGGCGACTTGAGTGGAAATAGAGTTCCGCCAAGTTCCAAGTGGGAACATTGTATGGACTACGCAGAAAGGTGAAAACCCATAAGCGTAACCAGTTAAATTAGAGGCTGTTGCAGTGGCCCGCGCGTTATCTCCAGTAAGTGTGAACCTACCATTTGTAGCATCCCAAGTAGAAGCAGCAAGAAGGAGCTGAGTAGAGCTTAGGACTGCTGCAATAAAAGCGCCTTGTGGAATATATGGAATTTGCACCGGCATACCTGGAAAGCAACTAGCCGTGTCATCAGCCGTGATGATGTTTTGATTGGCGGCGGAGTTTGTTTGCACACCGGTGAGTTTCACAGGCGTGAGCACAGAGGTAAGTGTGGAAATCAAGCGTCCATTTTCGTCGTAAACTTTATAAGCGGGCATAAGTTAAATCTCTATTTGTTTTGGAAATTCTGGTGGAAGCACAGTTCCACGAGTGTAATAAAAACCACCGTCTCGTTCATCCACATCAAGAAAGCGTGGATGAGAAATCCAAGTGGTCATGTTTGTTTTAGGAAACACAGAAGGTAAGCGCCAGTTTTGCACCGCTGGTTTAGTGCCAAAATTTGGAACCAGTTCAATTTCCACGAGCAACTCAGGAACTTCCAACTCTGGGTGCAAAGCGGTCAAGCTTCGGTTCATTCCTAAGAAGTTATAATAAACCGGCATTGGTCTCGGCTCGGTTGCATAAAGGCTTGTAATTGGTTTAGCTGAAAAGAATTTTTCAACAACCACCTCTGTGTTATAATCACCACCTTTGATTAACTTGTAACGGTCAAAATAACGCTCTGTCGTGGTTGTATTTGTCACTGCATTTGTGGCTATTTTGCCGACTTCTTCTGAAACCACCACTTTACCCTTCACCCCGTAAAGTGACACAAGCACATCAGGCCAAGAAACTATTCGCCAAAGCGTAGCAGGTTCTTTAACCGTTTCTAACTGAGCTGTTTCATCTTTGGGTTTAAGAAAAATAAACCGCAACGATCCTCCCGCTTTTGAAAGCTGCTCACGGTAAACATATGCACCAAAGCCCTGAGTAATTGCATCACCCTTTGGAACAGCTTCTGTGGACATAAAAGTTTCCAGCGTTGTATTTTCTACCAAGACAGTATTTGCACTAAAGTAGCGCTCAGGAACCCACAACACAAGCGCACGGTCATTCACTGTGCCTTCAACTGGCACAAGCTCATACTTTCCTTTTTCATTTGCTGCACTCATAGTGATTTCCAGGAAAAACCTCCACCCAATCTTACACCAACCCAGCGGAACCAAGCTCGCCAAGGCGAAACACCTCGGAGCTTAAGTAGTTCAAAATACACATCGTCCGCTTGCTTTCTGCTAACAGTCAAACCGTTTAGCTTTCCGCCATTACGGTAAAGCCAGTCATGGACACAAGCTGCACGTTTACTCTCACCCCGCGGACGGGACAAAGAAAACAGCACCGTTGGAATGCTCTCTTCGAACTCAAATCCTTCAGGAACCACAATTTCAGCATTAAGCACTTTAGAATAAACTCTAAGCTCACTTAGCAATTTAAGCTTCTGTGTTTCAGAGCCCTCTGTGATGTCTAAAAAACTTGGATCAGTTAAGAATGCAGCCTGGTCCATAACCTTCATAGCATTTCTGCGGCTCCATCGCCGCTTGTGATTGTGATTGCCTTAAACCGCATAGGCCTATAAAGCCCCGCGGGCAAGGTTTTTCCAACAATGTCAGAATCCCCCGTGTAGTCATCCGCAAACGTGATCGAGGCAATAACCAAATCACTCCAGACCTGAAGTCCAAAGTAAATCTGCTCACCTGCCGTGATCGCATTGCTGGAACTCACATAAGTGAACCCCTTGTCAGAATGGTCTCGAATTTGTCGAATCATAAAAAGTTAGTTTTGTTTAGTTTCAGTGAGTCGAAGGTCTGCTTCCAATCGGCGCATTTCTGCGGCCGGATCTTCAGAAAGACTTCCGTTTGTGTGGTGCACAAAGTTTGTAGGCTTGCCCCGGTAGCGATCAAGCACGTCTTGGGCGGCTTTCAAGCGGACTTGGTCAGAAGTGGAGTTGTGCATCAGATCTGTCTGAATCATGACAGCTTCAACAGCCGCGGTCTTGAGCATTGAAGTGATGTCGCCGGAGAACTCATTATGGATGATTGTGGCGACAAGGGATTGGAAGAACGGTTGCCGGGTCCAGTTCCGGACGGTGTTCTCGGCAACGTCAAGATGCTCAGCGATCGCACGGATCTTAGCCCCAGAGGCAATCATGTAAGCCGCTGTGCGGTGGATGGCTTTTTCTTGCCGAAGTTCGGTCTTTGGTTCCTTCACGCCGTGAAAGCGAAGGCTCGGCGGGGCTGTGCGCACATCGGGTTCATCAGGGAGGATGAGCTCCACCTCCTGTGTGCGAGAAGGCAAAGCAGTTGTTGGTGGCTCATCCCCGAGCAACTGTTGAATGTTAAGGATCATAGGAGCTTCTGGATATCGAGATTGACTTCCTGGAGGCGCTGGCGCGCAGCTGATAGTGTAAGACCAAAGGTCACTTGGAAGTGTGGACCTTCAGGGAAGGATTTCCAGTTACCCGCCCATTCAACATCCATGCGGGAAGCAATAGT